CGCTAACTTTGCAACAGTGCCCATGGACACACCATCACTGTTAACGCTGCTGGTAACGCGGAAAACACCGTCAAAAACATTGCATTTAACTATATTGTGAGGCTTGCATGATTAATCTCATTCTTTCTGCTCCAGTAAAAGAAATGACTGAAGCATTTAAGCGAGTATTCGCAAATGCAGACAATGTGAATATTGTCGGAAAACCATTTGAAGCAATCAGAGAATTTGACTGCATGGTAAGTGCGGCAAATAGTTTCGGCTTGATGGATGGCGGCGTTGATGCCGCCATTACCGCATTCTTCGGTACTCAGTTACAGTCCCGCGTTCAGAATCATATTCTTTGTGAATATCTCGGCGAACAGCCTGTAGGTTCTGCATTTGTCATTGAAACGGGGCATAATCATCACCCCTGGCTGGTACATGCGCCAACAATGCGTGTTCCGCTGACAATTGACGAAACAGACGCTGTATATAACGCAACCTGGGCCGCTCTGCTTGCCATCTTTCAGCATAATAAAAACGCAACGACAGACAGGAAAATAAAAACGGTCGTATTCCCTGCAATGGGGGTCGGATGCGGTCAGGTGCCGTTTGAAAGTGTTGCCCGGCAGATGAAGCAGGCGTGGGATAACTTTAATAAAAAAACAGAAGCAATTAACTGGGAATATGCACAATCTCGCCAGTCGGCAGTATTTAGCACATATGCATACTGTCCAGGTAATTCTGTTTGCCGTTATGCGGATACTAAATATATTGGCTGTGGCGATTCCCGGACGTATTGCTCACGTTCAGGGCAGATCTGTATTAACCCTGAACATCAGGCTGATGATGTACTGATACAACATCAGGCTAATAACCGGTTTCGCCCTGGTTCGCATATACACCGGATTAATCCGGAAAATACCGGAGGCAATATCGCCACTGGCGCATATAATCACGGAAGGGGCATCACTGTTGGTGCTCACACCCATACACTCAATAAACAACATACTGTCTTTGATATTAAGTAGAGGTGATCACAATGAGTGAACAACCACGGACCATAAAAATTTATAATCTGTTGGCCGGAACCAATGAATTTATTGGTGAAGGTGATGCATATATTCCACCTCATACAGGGCTGCCAGCTTATTCTACGGATATAGCGCCACCGGATGTACCTGCTGGCTTCGTGGCCGTATTCAACAGCGAAAATAAATCATGGAGTCTCGTTGAAGACCACAGGGGTAAAACGGTCTATGACGTGGAATCAGGGGACGCGTTGTTTATTTCTGAACTTGGGCCATTACCGGAAAATGTCACCTGGTTATCACCGGATGGGGAATATCAGAAGTGGGACGGCACATCCTGGGAGAAGGATGAGGAAACAGAAAAATTGTTTCAGGTACGGGAAGCGGAAGAAACAAAAAAAAGTCTGATGCAGGTAGCCAGCGAGCACATTGCGCCACTTCAGGATGCTGTAGATTTGGAGATTGCAACGGAGGAAGAAGCATCGTTGCTGACTGCATGGAAGAAGTATAGAGTTTTATTGAACCGCATTGACACATCAACGGCACCGGATATTGACTGGCCAACAATACCAGCAGAGTAAGGGGCAGATTATATCTGCATTATTAACAACGATTAGTTTGTAAGATATATAGTAGGTAAGTACATACCTACTACAAATGGTTAAAATATGATATAAACACGCCATCCCGATTTGACTTTTCATGGAGGAAAACATGTCGAACGAGATGGCGGGAGTCACAACTGAACAGGTTGAGCGCATCGCCTCAATCGTTGCTCGGGAAGTCGTAGGCAAATTAGGTAAAGAAATACGCGAGGAAATTGGTCAGGAGGTCAATGACCAGCTCAAAACCTACTTTGGCGATATGACGCCCGCACAACACAGCATTCAGCACTCCAATCTGGACAAACTTCTTAACCGGCTCGACACCATCTCCAGTGGATTCTTTGGCGGCATTGTTTCGAAAATAACGTCGTTCATTATTACCGTACTGCTTTTAGGATTGGCCGCGTATGGCGTAAAAAATGGATTGCAATAACAGGAGATCAAGGATGAAAACTCCGAGAGGCATTCGTAATAACAACCCCGGTAATCTTGATAAAGGAGCGCCGTGGCAGGGCTTAGTCAACAACTCTTCAGAACCGCGCTTCTGCACGTTTAAAGACCCCGTGTGGGGGATTCGGGCATTGGCAGTGACACTCATTACTTACCACGACAAGCGCCGCGCAAAAGATGGCTCCAGCATTGATACGATCCGCGAAGTCATCGAACGCTGGGCGCCTCCACATGAGAACAACACTTTGGCTTATGTGAACGAGATATCCAAAGCCGTTGGAGTAGCACCAGATATGATTATCGATCTGCATGACTACGAGACCTTAAGACCGCTGGTAGAGGCGATCATTAGACATGAAAATGGCCGAGGTCCGCTGAAAACCCCCAATAGCTGGTATACACCAGAACTTATCGAAGAAGGTCTGCGACGTGCCGGCATTGTCAAACCGGTAAAGGCTGTAAAAGCCGTTCCTGTAACAAAAGAAACCACAGGTGCTACAGTCACTGCAGGTATTGGCCTTGCACAAATTGCTGACGTTATGCCTCAAGTTTCTGCCGCAATGGATAAAGCGCAAAGCAATATCTCCAGTGGAGATACGGTACGCATCATCTTTGGCGTAGCTACCATTCTTGTGGCAGCATTCATTGCCTGGTCCCAGGTTCGCAAGCACCAGAAAGGATTAGTGTAAGTATGTTCGACGGCCTGTTGTTCAAAATGAAATCCGCTTTGTTCACTCTGGCCGCCGTCATTCTAGTCCTTGTCGGCGCATACTCCTATGGCGGGTATATGGCCAGACGCAGTATGGAAGAGAAAGAACGGCGGGAAGATAACAAGCGTCTTCAAAGCACAGTGGAAGTGGTGAATGAGACGAACAGTGAAATACGTCAGAAAGATGCTTCTGCCATTCATCGTGAGCTGCATGATAAGTGGGTGCGTAATTAAGCCACAGACCACCAGCGTGTTGTTCTGCGATGGCGCTGAACCTATTTATATCAGCAATGACGATGTAATGACCGAAGAAACCGAACGCCAAATCCTTTTTCACAATACGATGGGAGAGAGAGTTTGCGGTTGGTGATGTCGAAGTTCCCCTCAAATGAGGGGGACACATTATTCTTCGAACAATTTTTCGATAGATTTTGTTGGATAGAACAAAGAACGATCGTTGTTACCAACCAGCTGGATAAAGCCCAAACTTTTATAAAACGCCTTGGCTTTATCGTTCAACGCCTCAACGAAAAGCCCATGAATGCCTACCGCAAGAGATGCATTGTACACAACACGCATTGCGTGAGTTACAAGCATTGAGCCAAGCCCCTGACCTTGAAGAGATTTGTCCAAAGCCAGTCTGCCTAAAGTGATACTTGGGACATGCCGATAAGGCACTTTCTTTTGCTGACTCTTTGAAGGTAAGGTTTCTTTCTCAAAGCAGCTGCCTGACAAAGTGTAATAACCTAATACCTTTGGTATTTCTTCTTTAGTGCAAAGCACATAAGCGCGAAGAATTTTTCCTTCATGCTGTCTTTTTAAGTGGTTGGTCAAAAATGCGTTTAGTGACTCTTCGCCGCAATCAAAACCGTTTAGATCATAATCTTTCTCTCCAGAGAAAATCTCGATCGTCGTATTGCTCACGAGTAAATTACTCCATGCTTTTCAGACGATTGGCAGCTCGTTTCAGCTTGTCGTTCGGTGCCGGAGGATTGCTTATAGCATCCATAACCAGATTCCAGGACTCTTCACTTAGAACCAGTCTACGGTGTTGCTCTATCACCTTCACGGCACGTTCGGATGCACTGCTAACCATGAACTGGGTAATGCTCTGGTTAGACATTGCGGCAGCTTCCTCGATGATGCTTTTATCGTCATCGGTTAATCTCAAATCGATGCGCTGCTTTTTCAGTGCGGACATGTGTACCCCCTGATGGCCGGTGATGTAGGAAGGCCATCATTGCTCTCTATTTAAACTGAGTTTTCGACTCAAAGGTTATTTAACTGGGCTATAGCCCATTGCGTATGTGTCATCAAATTGTGTACGGCAATTTACCGTACTCGTAATATAGAGATGATTGTCACTTTTTTCAACAGACAAATGAAAACAGTTACTAGCAATAGGCAATAACAACCTACTAAATAACCTTTACACCGCAGCCGTAGGCATTTAGGCTATATCGCATATAAGAAAACAAGTTGTTTCATACGACAATAATTCACGCAAAGGAAACTCACCAATGACCAAGATCATTGTGGTTGGCGGCACAAAAGGCGGCCCAGGCAAATCTACCGTTGCCCAGCAAATTGCGGTATGTCTCAAAGTTAAAAAGAAAAAGAAGGTTCACGTCACCGATATCGATATCCAGCGCACCACGACCAGCTGGTGTGAAGACCGTCGCCAGAACGAAGATCTTGAACTGATCCCGTTCGCTTATGTGCAGGACGACATCGTCAAACATCTTAAATCGCTTCAGGGGCGAACTGATTATGTAGTGGTAGATGCTGGTGGCTTTGACTCCGAAATTCAGCGTCTGGCGATGCTTATGGCTGATGTAATCATCATCCCGCTGCGCCCTAAACGTCGTGATTTGAAATCTCTGCGTGATATCGACCCGATTATCGACAACGTTCGCAATGTGAACGAGAAAGTTAAGATCCGCGCGGTAATAAACCAGTGTCCGTCATTGCCTTCCCAGGTATCACGTATTCTGGCCGCGAAGGAAATTGTCGAAACTTTCGGCATCGAGGCTGCGCCGGTTAACCTGTACAACCGTAACGTTTATGACGATGCGGAAGAGGCAGGTCGTTCTATCTTTGAAATGACTGGCGCTGAACGCGATAAGAAGGCAGAAGCCGAGTTCGAAGAGTTTGTAGATTACATCTTGAGTCTGGAGGAAGAATAATGTCCATGAGAATGGGAGACCTTGCAAAGCGCAATGAGCCTAAAGAACCGGCCAAAAGCAGCACTCCACTGCGCCAGCCAGTCAGACCGCAGGGGCGTCCGACTCGTGGCAAAGAGAAGATTAAAAGCCGCACAATGTCGCTGGAAGACGAGTACTTCGAACTGCTGGAGATGATGAAGTTTATCCCTCGTTTTGAGAAGTTCACCCGTTCTGATGTGATTCGTGCAGCCATTTTCCATCTGGCAGAGAAGTCACCGCAGGAAATCGAAGACATCGTGAAACTGAACGAGGCGATCACTGCTGCCGACGTCACGATGCGTACCGACGAAATCAAACGAGAGTTGATGAAGAAAGGTTAAAAATTATGCATTGGCGCAATGTACGCGCCAATGCATAAGTACAGTGTCAGCTTTATGCCGCGCTAACACTATGTTCATTCCTAACCACCCCAACCTTCACAAAAGGGCTGCCGTAGCTTGGTGGCTTCTTGATTAATTTGCCTACATACAGTTTTCTGATATGCTCATCGGCTATTCTGCCAACAAATTCATAACGTTTTGTGTCGGGGCCAAGAGCTATATCCCTTGTAAAGTACTGCTGAGAACCGGCTTTGACCCAGCATTCAATCTGATAAACTTCCATTATCAGGCCCCCATATGTAGCGTAGGCATATTTGAGATTCTCGTCTCTTGGAACCTTTGCCCATACGCCACGCGTAGCTTCATATAATGCCAGAGCGGACATTCCTGACTTGTAGGTGCTGTTTAGCAGGAAGGCAAGACCGGCGTGCTCAGGAGCAATTTCAGTTTCCTCTTGCAGCACTAAGTGATGGTAGGCGTCCAGTGATATTCTGCCCATCATGGAACCACTTCCTCGTACCTTATTCGTAAGCTCTCCGACACCCATAAGGTCGATGCATGTCGCCTCAACAAGTTTGGCTGTGGTTTCATCCATACCATGACGAAGAATATCTATGCCTAATTTTTTATTAGCCAAAAGTTCTTTGATCCGCATGGATTTGGGAGAGTCATCGGGATACTTGATGTGATCGAGACAACGAGTCGATTTGCCTTTTCCTATGTAAAACGGTCTTTTCATCTTGTCTTCTGTATCATAGAGACAGTAAACATAGTATTTAGCCTTATCCAATGATCTCGCGTATACCGATAAATCGTCCATTATTGCATCTCTTAGCTACTGACTAATGCGTTCTATTTTACACATAAGTTTTTAATCAATTTTACAGGCTCAAAGTGTAGAGCTTCTGGGTGTCTAAGACGACAAGTTATGCCTGTTTCTGTATATAAATAATAAGTAACTTATTAAATATATACGGAAGCAGGTCTTTTAAAAGACACCCACCAGAACAACTCCCTTCCGTTTCCACTTCCCAAAAATATCTCCAGTCGCTATGATTCGCTCACTTAGATAAGTAAGTACATACCTATTAAAGGGAATCATGTGAGCCAGATCTTCTTCAACACTATCGACAATGACCAGTACGATTTCATGACAGAGTGGAACACCGCAGTCATGGATAAGTGGGTAGCGGAGAACATTGGCCTGTCACGTTGCAAGGACGAGGCGGAACTGTTCGAAACCAAATGGTTTGACTATCGCGATATGCACCCGCTCATGGCCACATGCCTTTTCACTGAGGAATACAAGCGCCAGTACTCATACATCATGCTGTCGCATGGTCGTGAACACTATGAGACGGCTCCATTCACAACCGGTCTGAAGCGTGTGCCATATCAGGAGTTGTCGACTGCCAATAAAACGTCTCTATGGAAAGCACGCCAGTTTGCTGACCGCTATTGCTGCTCATACGACTACTTTATCTCCACCGTTCTTTCCGCAGCTGCACGACGGCTGTGGGACAAATTACCGCGCCCCCAGCATCTCTGGCAGCCCGAGTTGATCGAGATATTCGAAGAGAAGTTAGCCAAACGCGCTGTAACCCGTCTGGATGACTCTCTGGTGAGTTTTAAGCATCTTGGAGACATGCAACGTGACCCGATTCAGGAACTCTATTTTGAGTGGATTCTGGAGCGTCTGCGTGGCATTACCCGAGATAAACGCATCCGTATCATCTTCTCCGCTGTCTGGTTGATGGAAATCGTGCCTGAGCGTGTGATTTACGCGCACTTCCCGGAAGAACTGGAAGAAGCACGGCGATTCTGTTGATCCCCTATCTGGCTTTTTTAGTATTAGAAAACAAATTGTTTAAGCACCAAAGGAAAGCACATGACCGAACTTTGCCACACAGGAAGAGGGTTGTCTGAAGAGTTCGACGACGACTTCCAGAATCGACTCGCAGCCTACTTCTGTCGCGACCATGAATTTCTGACTCGCGCCGGTGATCTGGTTGCGCCAAACCAGTTCTCTAATGCGGCTAACTCCATTCTGGTTAACATGGTGTCGGGCTACTACAGAATGTATAAGAGCGCACCATCATCATCAGCCATCCTCGACATGCTCAAACGCGCCAAACGCGATAAGACGATCCGCGAAGAGCTGTTCCCTGACGTTGTTGAGGCGTTTAAGCGCATTCTCGCTGAGAAGCTGTCAGATACGGCGTACATGGTCGACCAGGTCGCGACATTTGCTAAAAGCGTAGCGTTCGACGATGCGCTAATTAAAGCGGCTGAGATGAAAGAGAAGGGTGATTTCCAGGGCGCGATGGCAATCATGGCTAAGGTCCAGCAAATTGGCTCTAACGAAGCGACCGGCATTTACGATTACTTCGCAGAATCAGCGGAGCGTTACAAGGCCCGTGAGTACGAAGCGTCCGACGATTACGTGCCAAACAGCATCACTACCGGCCTCCCGCTGCTCGACAAGCTGCTTTACCAGAAAGGCTGGGCAAAGCGTGAAATGGTGCTGTTTATGGGCTTCGCTAAGTCTGGTAAATCGACGGCGATGGGGGAGTTTTCCATCAACGCCACGCTTGCCGGTTACAACGTCCTGTATCTGTCGCTGGAAGTTCACACCTCCATTCTGTCAGATCGCTTTGACGCCCGTCTGTCTGAGACCGAAATGTCCAGGCTGGTGGAACGTCGCGATGACGTCCATCGCAAACTGGCGGAGCTGGGTGCGACGAAAGGCGTGGGAAGTTTGTGGATTGTTGAACGACCGTCCGGAAGCATGTCGCCCGCAGATCTGGACCGTATGTTGGGCAGCATGAAAGCCAACGGTATGGTCCCCGATATGGTTGTGGTCGACTACGCTGACCTGATGCGTGCCAGCTACGACCTCCGCGACGACCGCGCTAACATTCGCAGCATCTACACTGACCTGCGTGCGCTGTACGACAAACACAACGTTGCCGGCATCACGGCATCGCAGACTAACAGAGAAGGTGGCGCTTCTGAGGTGGCTACAATGATGCACGCAGCGGACAACATCGAGAAGGTGCGTATCGCTGACCTCGTTATCACTATCAACAAAACGGAAGAAGAAGAAGCGAAAGGCGAAGCGCGTCTTTACTTCGCTGGTTCACGTAACCAGAAAGGCGGCGTAAGCATCCGCGTTAAGCAGAACCTCGAACAAATGCGATTCATCGAACGCATTATGGACGTCCTCTAAAAAAGAAGGCGTGGGGAAACACTCTCCACGCCTGTCTCCAGAAGAGAACAAATTTCTCTTTTGCCAAAACCACAAAAGAAAAAACACATGAGCCTTTATGGTATTCAAATACCGAGGCTTATCAAGATATTACCTGCAAAAAATAGGGGTAAGAACGTGAGCGACTTGAAAGAATTACTGACCGAGCTGGATTTTGAGCAATGGCTCGATATGGAAGGGATCATCTACCGTCGTGGTGGAGTCAGTACTCGCGGACGAGAGGTCAACATTAAAGAGTGTCCGGTATGCGGCAGCTCAAACTGGAAGGTTTATTTCAACCTGACCAGTGGTGTCGGCAAATGCTTTGCAGGTGATCATCCCGAAGAGATTCAGTTCAACAAGCTGGTCTTCCTAAAGCATTACAGCGGCAAATCTCGTCGCGATTTTGAAGAGTACGTCCAGAACGCGCTGATCTCACAAGGATGGGCACCGAAGAAGGAAGAGATCGTACTGGCCAGCAAGGTTGAACTGGAAGGACCGGTAGCTCTCCCGCGCCATTACGAACTCCCCATTGACGGTCGTCTTCCTGATTATCTGGTGGAGCGCCAGATTTCCCCGGAGCTGGCCAAATACTTTGATCTGCGTTACTGCGTCGAAGGCAAGCACGCATACGTCGATCCGTACACAGACCAGGTCAAAGGACAGGTATTCGATATGCGAATACTGATACCGGTTTACGATCTGGATGGCGTGATGAAGACCTTCCAGGGTCGTGACATTACCGGTGCAGCAGAACGCCGGTATCTGTTCCCCATGCAGCTGCCAGCATCGGGTAAATTTCTCTACAACGGCCACAATGCAGTCGGCAAACAGACTGTAGTTGTCTGTGAGGGGGCGTTCGATGTTATGGGGGTTAAACGAGCTATTTTTGATGAAGAAACATTACGCGATTACGTGGAACCGATAGGAACGTTCGGGATGCATCTATCTGGTAACACCACTCAGGATGCAGAAGATCAGTTGGGCGCGTTCCTGACGCTCAAGGCGCGTGGATTACGTAATGTGATTATGATGTGGGATAGTGAAAAGCAAGCTATACGCAACACGATGGCCGCAGCCAGGCGACTGACCAGTATCGGTCTTAATGTCAAAGTAGCGTGTTTGGGCGAGGAAGGACTCGACCCCGGCGATGCGACACCGGGGCAGATTATCAAAGCCTACTATTGCGCAAAACCTTATTCACGACAGCTTGAACTTTTAAGCAAGGTAAAAGGCATAGCTGCATTAGTTTGAACCAGTATTATCAACGGCTCGGAAGTGTCTAAATTATCCGTGGCGATTCATAACATTGCGGCTGCTCACCCCATCAAGAAGCATCTTTAACGCGTCACGGGACAATTTGTTGTATTTGCGTACCATTAATTTACTACGCCGTACCATACAATCTACGTAACGTGGCAACGACAGTAGATACGGATACCTCTCCGGTCGCAGCCCCCACAGTAAGCTCTGCCAGTTCTGGTGAATCATATACCTGCACACCGTTACGGCGCAGAAATAACAACGCACTGTTTAGCGCGGTACGCTTATTGGCATCATTGAATATATGCCCTCTCGCAGTAGCCACCAGGTAAGTTGCGGAGACTTCGAAAAGGTCGGTAATCTCTTCATATGCAACTCTGGCCTGGACTCTCCCGATAATAGCCTCAGCTCTTCCCGAATCTGGCATGCCTGGCAGGCCGCCGTAGCGGCTTATATTCGCATCATGAATTGCAATAAGCTCTTCCGGTGATATATGCCTCATTATCGGTTAACCAGTTTCTTATTGGTGGTGTCCAGAGTGTCAAACAGGGATGCGAATTCAGCATCCAGCGCCGCTTTTTTGTAGGCTTCGAAAGTGGCCTTGCTGACAATTACAGCTGGCTCACGGCCTCTACGGGTGATTTCAACCTCTTCTCCGGCTTCAACATTGTTGAGCACTTCGGTAAGATTGCTGCGTGCGGTACGGAAGTTAATAGATTGCATAAACACCTCGTGTACTCAATATGTGTACGCAATTATAGAGCTTAATTGCCTACTACTCCATCATTTTATCCAGTGCGCCTTATACCTCCACTCTGAAGGACGGGGTTTTAGGGCGCTCTGGATAAAAACACACGTACTTTCTCTCCGAAAGTACGTGAAAAGTAGCGACTAACCACCATGCTCATTAGTCGTAGGATACGGCAAATATCGCCTGGCCTTGAACTTCCCCAGGCTGTAAAGCTTCCTCTTTCACGCGAACGTATTTTGCGGTAATCGGGAAGATGTACTGCTCCTGAATAGCCGCCATTTTAGGTAATCTGTTCATCAGGGTATCGCCCAGCTTTAACGGTGTCGTTGCATTACCATTGTAAATCTGGAACCCTACACCCTTAGCACCATCGGACAATGTATTTTTCAATATTGTTCCACTATCATCCCACACACCACGCTCAACTTTAAAAGTCACTGGATTAGTCGTGACGTTATAGACACTATCGCAATTTAGGACCAGATCTACAGAACCTGATTTTGAGTTATTGGCAGATAGCATTTCACTTATCGTTGTTTCTGGTATTCTTATTTCGTAAGTCGGTTGCGAGAAACGACAGGTTGTGGGTTTGTGTTTAACAGTAATGGTTAGTTTTTGTTCGTAAGCATCGCCTTTATTTAACAACCCCAATAAATTGCACAATATCCATGAAAAAATATTTGAACTGCATTGATTATCAGATAAAAAGTTACCCGCTGGCTTTTTTAATTCGAATGAATCCCCCTCTACCGCTTCACCATGATCACTTCCATATGTAGTTGGTGGTATATATGAGGCCGTTAACTTCAGTTGTTTATTATTAATGGTATCAGCAACAGAATAGGTTTTAGGCGACAGAAGCGAACCACTCGTTTCTACAGGAAATCCATCAGCCTCAAGCTTTAATTTAATAAAAATAGACTTATTGCTGGAGCCATCTTTCATTTCAACAATATAGTCATCTAACGTTGTTGCAAAATACATCTTATCCCCCCTCGAGTTACATTCATAAGATCCTTGCAGGTTGGGATTAAAACTTACTATTGTTGAATCCCTTGTTAAGTCCAGTGTAATTGGTTGAGTTGCTGTCCAAGTTCCCTTAGGGGTACATTTCGCCTGCCCAAAAAATGGAATAATCAACAAAAACAAAAACCAATATTTCTTCATAAAAAATCCTTTAACGACAAATATAAACTTTATTCTCTTCGATAACTTTATCAAAGGTAATAGTACAGAATTGTTCCTGCTGTTTATTAACCGAGACGCGAATCGATGCGGGAACATCATCAGTGCGAATAAATATCCGACTTCCCTGTCCTACCAAGCCCACATTCTTACCGCTTTCATCTTCAACTTCATAACCGAACGATAATGGAGAACCATCCGGGCGCTGAGCAAGGAAATACCAGGGTTTACGTTTGTCAGTATCAAACTGCGTCATCACAACGGCCCCACGATAAGGAGCGGTGCTTTTACGGTTGCCCAGTAGTGCCACATCGCTTTGACTGTCAGAAGTATCCAGCATCAACGTGTTTTTACGATACGGCGTCAGGCTGTCATAAATAGCGTAACCTCGGCTATCCGTGCTCAGGTAACGATACCCCTGTACCGCAGCCCCATCCAGCCCCGGAGCATGGACGATGGTAAATGTATCTGAAAGTCTGGGAGCCAGTGCTATCCCGTCTGACCACGCGACTAAACCACCTTGAATATTACCACTTATCTGTTGATATTTTTTCGACTGGCTATAGCTGCCACCAATGGTAGCCACTGGCGCACGCCAAATCAGATTTCCACCTGCTGTTGCTTCGCTGTCCTGTTGTTGATGGCTAAAGTTAGCCCCGTAGCTGAACTGATCACGGTTCCCAGCTACACCACTGAGGCTGGTAGTATTTGACTGGTAGCCGTCTTTATCAAATGTGGTCGAGTTAGAGATAAATAAATCTCGTCGTTTTTCGGTGATATTATCACGCCACGAGAAGGGGATTGAGAAAAATAAGTTAATGCGTCTGTCTTCGCTGTTATCCTCATCGTATGTCTGGCTAACCGACAAGGTATAACTTAGACGTTCCCATGAGTTCGTATAGCTTAGTTGGTAATTTTTCCCTGTCCCGCTACGTTCCCAGTAATCTCGCCATTGACCGCTGATCGCCAGATACCCCCAATTTTCCGGTAATGACTGGTTGATATTTAAAGAAAAGCTATTCTTGCGACCAAAATCATACTGGTAGTAGTTGGCAATGTCATAGCCTGAGTTGTCTTCTCGATTGTATCTATTTTTGTTATTTGCCCATACATGATCGTTAAAAGTACGATAACCCCGAGAGGAATAACGCCAGGCCGCCAGAGAAAATTGTGTTCCGCTCTGAGAGAGATATTTATTCCAGGCAATCTGATAACTTTGACCGTTAAACACATCACCGTTGTCTTGCTTGCTGTATGAATGGGTAAAATCAACCGATATAGCACCAATCAGTGTATTCCATCCTGTTCCAAGAACAAACGATGAGTAATTATCAGATAACAGCGTGCCGCCATAACCTGTCAGCAAATTGTTGAAACCATGCTGATAGCTTCCCTGGATAAAATCAGATTGATTGCTGGCTCCTTCAATATGACTACGTCCGGCTGAAAATTCATATTTAGAAACGCCAGGTTGCAACATATTTGGCACCGATGAATAAGGCACCCGATAGTACGACGTTGAACCATCAGCTTCTTTGACGATAACTTCCAAATCTGCCCCACCATTAGAAAGTTGCAAATCATCAATGGCGAATGGGCCTGGCGGTACTTCTTTCTGGTAAACCACAAAACCATTTTGTTCTATGGTGACGAGTGCGTTACTCTGGGCAACGCCGCGTACCACAGGAGTAAAATTCTGTTTAGAGTTCGGTAACATCTGCATATCGCGCCAAAGGCGCACGCCGCGAAAACGCACGGAGTCAAAAACATCAGAACCAGTATACATTTCACCTGCGCGAAACGTGCCGAGAATTTGTGGAATTCCACGTTCCAGATATAGCGTGTTACTCTTCCATTTACCGCTGTTTTCGTCGCTTTTCGTATAATTGGCATTTGAATGCAGCTGCCAGCCCAGGAGATTTAACCCACTGTTCAGATTTAGATAGCTACTTTTATCATCTCCGCCGTTTTTATAATCACTGTAATACTGACTGGCATAATAAGATGTATATAATGCGTTAATCCCGCGATCCCATGCTTCAGGCGGAATATAGCCATGTTCATATTTCAGAACATAGGCTTGGGGCACGCTTAATTTTAGGTTAAAATGCCCAATATCATAGTCGACGCTGCCTCCCTGGACAGCATCCCGAAGTGGTACACATTCTACGCCTTTATCGATACTAATTCCTTCAGTGAGGATCCCAATTTGCTTTAATTGCTCCATGGATAAACATGTTGCATTAGGGTCATCTTTAATATCAATATCATAGTGGCCACGCCATTGATTATTCAGATAAACATCCATAGCGTAGATACCCGGCATCGGCTTATCACTATCAATATGGTAGTTAGAAATTTTCTCCCCATTTAAACCACCAATCATAAAATTGGTATTAAACGTTTCACCCTTAGCCCATGTATGCGAAGTCGCTAATACTGACAGAATAGCCAGTGTAATAGAATTAAACTTTGACATAACCAATCCCTGATAATCTATTTAGCAGTTTTTATTTTTTCACTCAAATAGTTTCCATGATCATCAATCAGAGTAACATTGTAATAGTTAACAACGGATGTCGTTTTGACAGTCTGATCTGACCAGGGTGCCAGCAGTAGTGTCTCCTTATTAATTTTCGCATTCCCGGTTAATTCAGGAATGGTTATCCAGTTCGCTGAATTATTTTTTATGTTAATGCCTCTATCAACGGGTCTGATATTAATCCGGGAAAAACTCTCTTTATCGACTCTTGTTATACCCTTTGGGCGATAAATAAATTTGATACGATTTTGCATCGCGAATTTAATCAGATTCTTGCCTTCGTATTTCTCACTATTAGGTGGAATATCCAGTACATTAAGGAAGAACAGACTTTCGCGATCTTTAGGTAGAGTGTTCGCCAGTTGTTTAATTTTCAGTTGCTGTCCTTCACCCTTACTAACATGAACTACCGGTGGAGTCAGCACAAAAGGTACACTAATCTTTTCCGGAGGAAGGCTGGCATCGCCATCATCAATCCACGACTGAACAAGAGCACTACGCTCACCTTCATTCATTAACTGAACTGCAATCTCTTTTTTCTGTTCCGGATAAATAACGCGAGTGCCGTAAATATAGACACCGCCCCACGCAGATGGGACCGTTACGGTTAGTAAGAAGGCTATTAATTTTTTCATGATAACAATCCTTGCGATTGAAAATCGGCGACCGAAGCCGCCGATAAACATCATGTTAATCTGTTACAACGGTCATTGTTATCGCAGAACTAACTTCGCCAGTACCCACATCAACAGCTGTTTTTGCGTATTGTGCCGTAAAATGTAACTCATGTTCACCATTAGTAGCTGGTGTTAACTTAATAGGACTATTACCAGAAATCCGGTTGCTAGAATCAGTACCTTTCCCCAAAAAAACAGCGAAACCGACACCGCTAGCATCACCAGTATTGCGAATAATATTTGAATCCGTTCCTTCAAATTGGGTGCTGGAGAAGGTAATTCTTGGTTCTTTTCCTCCGGTACATTTAACTTTTAGTGGTAAAGATGTTGTATTTGAATAAGTAGTAACGGGGGAGCCAACTTCTACATTTTCAAATTGATCACGACCAATTTCGCTCATCGAAATTGTTGTATTCTCACTACCGCTCAGGAACTGACATGTAGTCCCTGTGACTTTACCGTTAATAGTTAACTGACCCTCTGTACTCCCTTCTGCTGCAAATGATCCTGCGCTCATAAAAAGAGATGCTAATACAGTAGCCGCAATAACTGAACGTTTCATAGACTAATCCTTAACTAATTTGCTTTAACTAAAAAAGAGATCGCAATCTCTTGCTAATAAATTACTAAAAATAAAAATGATAGAGCAATATAAAAGAATATTTTTTATTTCAATCAAAAACATTTCCATGTGGATTGGCCCCTATATTTCCAGACACTTTTTATCGCTTAACCCATTACTGGTTCGCCGCCGCAGATATTCCCGTGGAGAACGATATCCCAGTGCACTGTGCGGATGCCATTCGTTGTAATGTTCGAAGGCCTCCGCAAGGTTCTTTGCCGCTGTTAACCCGTCAGGTTTTGGCATGATACTGATGTAGTCGCGCTTCATCGTTTTCACGAAGCTCTCCGCCATTCCGTTGCTTTCTGGACTACGTACCGCCGTATGTTTTGGCTCCAGTCCTACCATTCTGGCGAACTGACGCGTCTGATGAGAACGGTAGGCTGAACCGTTGTCTGTCAGCCACTCAACGGGGGATGTCGGCAGCCTGTTACCGAAGCGACGCTCTACTGCACCCAGCATGACGTCCTGCACGGTTTCACTGTCATATCCACCGGTACTTGCTGCCCAGTGAAGTGCCTCGCGATCGCAACAGTCCAGCGCGAACGTGATCCGCAGTTTTTCACCGTTATCACAGCTGAACTCGAAGCCGTCGGAGCACCACCGCTGGTTACTTTCTCCAACGGCCACTTTCCCTCTATGCGCCCGCTTCGAGGGCGGTATTGCCGGTTTACGCTCAAGCAGCAGCGCATTCTGACGCATGATGCGGTATACGCGTTTGGCATTGATCACCGCCATGTCGTCAGTTTCTGATTGTCTGCGCAGCAGTACCCATACACGACGATAACCATAGGTGGGCAGATCGTCGATAACGGTATGGATACGAGCCAGCGCTTCAGTATCATCAGGCTTGCGCTTGCACCGACGATCCTGCCAGCCCTTCGACCGACGGGCCATGGCATGCAGTTGCGCACGTGAGACCCGGAGGCAACGACTGACAAGGCTCATTCACCATCTTCCGGCAACAAGGGCACGTGCGCTATCCACTTTTTTTGTCGGCCATATTCAACGGCTTCTTTCAGCAGCTCGTTTTCCATGGTTTTTTGCCCACCAGGCGCTGTAACCAACTGTCTGGAGATTCATGGGGACAGTCTACCATGTATATGGAAACATAACATTAAAATTATTTCGTAGTTTATTTTTTAGTTTAAATTGTCAAATTCATCGGTAATGCTACCAACTTATTGATTTAGTGTTGAATCGCCACAGGTTTAATAGACACCTCAGAGTCATTTAAGATGACTTAAAGAGAGGTGCCCATGAGCGGTAAGCGTTATCCCGAAGAGTTTAAAATTGAAGCAGTCAAACAGGTTGTTGATCGCGGTTATTCTGTTGCCAGCGTTGCAACACGTCTCGATATCACCACCCACAGCCTTTACTCCTGGATAAAGAAGTACGGTCCGGATTCTTCCACTAATAAAGAACAGTCAGATGCTCAGGCCGAGATCCGCCGTCTCCAGAAAGAGCTGAAGCGGGTTACCGACGAACGGGACATATTAAAAAAAGCGCGGCGTACTTCGCAAAGCTGTCCGACTGAGGTACGCCTTTATCCGTGACAACACCCATTGCTGGCCTGTCCGACTGCTTTGTCGGGTGCTGGATGTGCATCCGAGTGGTTTTTACGCCTGGCTTCTTCGTATAGCAGACTATTGCGCCCGATATAATAAGTAGATACTTACTTATTTTTCTGAAAGAATACTTTCATCTGTTAGTCAGGAGTTGCTATGAAAGAAGAATTTCAGAAGTTAGTCTGCGACATCATCGACAAATCCGGCGTAGAAATTGATACAGAAGAGCGCCAGAAGATTATCGACGAGGCGATCCAAACTGCGCTGGAGCATATCGCCACGTCCGTGAGCGCCGCACCTCTTTCGGAAGGCTCGAAATACATGCAGGTCTGGGTTCGTTTTGGAGAGTCCCCGGAGTTGCCAGGTGTTAAGCAGAAACGCGCGGCACTTGTGGCGTTCTCTCGCGAGATGAAAGACGCAACGGTCGAAGTGAGTACCGGTGCATGGTACGACGGTCGCATTGTCTACACTAATCAGACTGTGTGCGATGAAGGTGAACGGTTTGAGGATATTGTCGACGCAACTCTTCGCACGCTCAAAGTCAGAGCTGGTGTGGCGGATGACCCGTCCATCGCGGCGTTCCTGAGTATTGTCGAACAGTCTGAAGTTACCGAGCGCGTAACAGATCTGACAACTCCACCTGGTTTGCTGGAATTGGTGGTCAGTGGCGATATCAAAAAAGCCGTTGAGCGCATTCGTGAGGTGGAATACGGCATTATCTGCGATATGTGCCGCAGCGACTTAGACCTGGTGCGCATCATTGTCGACGCGGGTCAGGCATGTGACGGAGTACTCGCCAGTTTTGCAGGGCAAGTGGCTCGTCTGGCCAACGAATTACCCATGATTAAACAAGAAGCCAAATCCTACGCCGTCCACCATGCCAACGATTTACTGGACCCATACCGGTTCGAAGCTGCTCAGGACAAAATGACTGGCTGGGCGACCTGGTAAGCCTCGATAAAACATTTAGCCCCTCGTGGGGCTTCTTTAAACTGCGATTAATAAGTAAGTACAAGATTACGGTTAGAAGCATGTCCACAAGAACAGATTTGTCGAAAATCCCGTCTATCTCCGGAAACAACGGTTATTCGCTGCGCTGCCCGGAAGTGAAGCTCAACGGCCATGAGGCTCATTGCAGCTATACAGTCTGCCAACACACGATCCTCGCCTATAAAGAAAAACGTCTCCCGGCTACATCGTTCCAGTCCTGTGCTGCGGCTATTGCTGCTGGTAAATGTCAGGCACTGAAAATGATGGTCGAAGAGATCCGCAAAGGCGAACAGCTCTACTTCATCGATATGTCTTCACTTATCAAAGAAGTGGAAGAGCAAAACGACCATGCCAGAACGCCCCCCCGGAAGCGAAACTCCGCGACAATTGACAGTCTTATTCATCGCACGAAGAAAACAGAACCTGCTAAATCCGAAACCAAGCCCACCGATTCACTGGCGCCGATCACTGACGTGTACGCGGCACTCATTGAAGAAGCAACCAAAGAAAACACATGAAAACTCCCGAGCGACCGATGGAGGTTAAACACTAATGGAAAAACTGATCGCCCTAAAGCACAAGCTGGATGCTATTAAAACGATGGGAACCAACGCCAAGAAAGAGGCGCTGGCCAATCTGGATGAATTTGAACAGAGCATGGTCTCGCTAATGCTCAATCCATTCATTCGATTCGGTGTGAAGAAGTACAAAGTGGCCGAGCCACTCGATACTTCCGTACCCAGCGACCAGAAGGTAGTAGATCTGCTGGAGAAGCTGGCAGCGCGCGAACTGACCGGGAACATCGCTATTGCTGCTGTCGAATCACTCGTTGCCTCGATGTGCGCTGACGGGCAGGACGTGTTTCGTCGCTTCCTGCTGAAAGATCCGAAAGCCGGTGTCGGCATCAGCCTGTGCAACAAGGTGTTCGAAAACCCAATTCCGAAGTTTGAGGTACAGCTGGCGTCTCCGTACAAGGAGAAAGGCGACAAATACCCATTTAAACCAAATCCAAAGGCCAAGTGGCCAATGATCGGCAGTCTCAAACTCGATGGTCTCCGGGTTATCTGCGAAGTCATCGTGGACGAGGGTGAGGTCAATTTCCTGACGCGCACCGGCAATCCGATTACGTCACTCGATCACCTTAAACCAGCCATGCTGGAGCGGGGCAGACTCTCCGGCTTCAATCACATCTTCTTCGATGGAGAGGGCACTGCAGGTACATTCAACCAGTCAGTGTCGGCGCTTCGTAAGAAGAACGTGAAAGCCATTGGTGCCGTTTACCACATTTTCGATTTCTTCTTACCGGAGTGGCGTGCTCAAGCAAAAAGCAAAGAGTACCTGAAGACCGGTATGAAGCTGAAAGAGCGCCTGGCTATGCTGGTGGCGTTGTTCCGCAACACTTGCGTGGAAGATTATGCGCAAGATATCCACCTTCATCCGTTCTACATCATCCATAGCCACGAAGATTTCATCGAACGTTTCATGAAGCGACTGGACGAGAATGAAGAGGGAGAGATGGGCAAAGATCCGGATTCAGTTTACGAGTTCAAACGTACCCGCAGCTGGTGGAAGCTGAAAGACGAGGATTCAGAAGACGGTGAAATCATCGACTTCGAGCCTGGCGATCCGGATTCTGGATTAGCGCATACGCTAGGCAAGATAGTGATTCGTCTGGAGAACGGCGTCATCGTTCGTGCCAGCGGTATCAAGCATAAATACCTGGATGAAATCTGGAACAATCAGGAGAAGTATCGTGGACGCATCGTTGAGGTTCACTGCCATGAGAAAACGCCAGATGGTAGCTTGCGTCATCCACGTCTGAAGTGGCCTAAATGTCTTCGAGATACCGAAGATCGTATTGGAGATAAAGAATGATGCTCGGCTGGATGTTTGTATTTTTAGTCGTCGGCATTGTTATCGGAAGTCTGGTTATGTCCAGCTGTATCCACGATTACGTAAAAGCCGGTGTCATGCAAAGGCGAGGTCGTATTTATCGCATAGTAGATATCACGGACACACTGAAGGAGATTAAGGATGAGCATGTTAAGTAAACGAGAGAAGGAAACCCTGCGTGAAATCAGCAAGTGGAAGGAGTTCTACGCCAACTGGAAGCCGAAGACCAGAGCCAAACTGGAGCGTATGAATCTTGTCGCTAACGTTTCGCCAAAGGGATGTATTGAGAACTATCAACTGACTGAAAAAGGTTATTTGTTGTTGCAGCAATTGACTGAGGCGGGGGCGCACTGATGATTCCATACATCATTTTATCTTTTACTGGTGGCGTGGGCCTCGGCCTCGCAATCTGCCGCGCCCTGGTCCAGCAGGAACTGCAAACCAAAACACTTCGTGTCGGTAAGCGTGTGTATCGGGTTGTTCACGAGACGGGAGTGCGAAAATGAGCAATTTGACTTCCTTCGACTGGTGGCTGGCAACCTACCTTGTGGCGGCCGGCTTCGGATTTGCCTTTTACATTGGTCAGTTAATCGTAAAGCTACTGCTGATCAGATTCGCCAGCCATAAACGCATAGACGACGGTCTGTGGCGTCTGGGGTCCCTGTTAGAGACGCATTACGGCGAACGCAAGGAAAACGAAACTATCACTATTCAAGCGAAGCGTTTTACCGCCATCATCATGAGAACTTCGGAACAAAAGGGGAGCCTGATCAAAAAGATAGCAACTAAACGCATCACAGATAGATAAGTATTTACTTACTTATCTAATATGTATAAGATCACTTTGTTTTCGTTGAGATGCGACTGTTTGAACGTTAAATATAACTGCAAACGAAGATGCATACCTGGCAGTAGCCTAAGAAGCCAAACACCAGCGAGGTCAGTTTCCAGCCTCGTCACCAAAATGGGACACACTGAGCGAGTGTGATTGCAGAACGCAGAATAGGGCATATTGCACCATCCATGCCCCATTCAATGAAGTAACAGAATGGGCGGTTGGTTTCATCATTCCATTCACCCATCCCGGTTTCAGCTGACCGTCCATTCTGTTACGTCATTTCCATTACTTATGTCGTTTATACTTGGGTTAAAAGCGGCGACGTAACCCGGCTGACTTGGTTAGTCAGCACATAACGTTGAGATCACTGATTTTTCTTAAAATCATACAGGCGATTCCACATAGCTGTAGCGACTGATCAATATGTTGGGTTGAACATTAATCGGTTCAGTGATCTCAACGTTGTGAAAGCAGGATTAATTAACCCTCTAGTGAAAACATTGTTGCCTTTATTGCCCCTGGCTTCACAACATGTATGATTCCATACATCCAATAAGATCGAAGAATCTAAGGGGAGCCCGCAGAATTCGG